AGGATGGCAAAAGCAGAATCAACAGATAGGATGAGGCAAAGCAGAAAGAGACACGAAGACAAGAACTCCAGAATGGGGTCTGGTAATCACGGAATTGATAACTAATGTATCATTTCCAAATACAAGAATACCGTAAAGGTAAAAAAGGAGGAACAAGTATGGGGTATTGGGTCGGGATGACTAAGGCAAATGGTAGTGAAGCTAATTTCTATGTAGAAGATGACAATGGAATTAAAAGATTCTACAATGGTAAAGATAAAAAGCATGAGTATAGAAATGAAGAACCATACGACCTAATCAAAGACCATACTAAAAAAGATATTAGAACTGGAGATACAGCAATCAAACCTGAACAATTACCGCAACCAGTTATAACCGTTAAACCAGAGATAAAAAAAGAAAATGCTGAAAGATTTAAAGAACTCAAAACACCAGCAGGAGAAAAAGCAAAAGAACTTCTTTCTAATAAAGGTTTAAACCATGCTTCGTTTATTAGAGCAATAGGGATGGTAGTTACACCTAAATCAAGAAGAACTACAAAAGACCAGTATTATGCTATACTAAATGAATTAAAAGAAAACGACTTAGTGAAACAAGATGGACATAATTTGTTTTACAAATAAGTAATTATATGATATACGTAGTTAGTTTAGACATCAGGAGACGACATCATGGCTGCTCCAACCGCACCAACATTAACTATAATTACGACAGAGGGTATCAAGAAAGCAGGGTATGCTAATGTCCTTNCCTCACTCCTTACTCGTTCTCAAGACGAGTGGATGGAAGAAATTAAAAATGATATATGGACTTTAGCTAAAAAGATAAAGTCTTTATATACCACTTCTTTTGCCGTTACCACAAACGGTGTAGAAAAATATTCCTACCCAACAGATTACTCATCTGAATTAGCTTTAGTATTAATGACAGGTAACACTACTGGTACGGCTCAAGCTGGTTCTACAACTACAATCACACTTGCCTCTGGTAATACCGCTACTGACCTTATAGGAAAAGAAATAATGATTCTGTCTGGTACTGGTAGCGCCCAGATAAACCAGATAACTCTTTATAATTCGACAACCAAAGTTGCTACAGTGAATGATACTTGGACAGCTCCAAGCACGGACTCTGTCTATATGATTGTAGATAAATATATTGACTTAGAACAAACACCTGTATGGATGCACGACTCAGGCAGGACATCTCCTGAACGTGGTGAACCTACTCATTTCTTTCCTATAGGAGATGAAGACAATGGAGAGTTCATACTATTTCCTACTCCCTTCCGTTCCTCCTCTGACACTAATGGTTACGGTCTTAGGCATAAGTATTATGCTGACCTTACTCGTATTGATTTGGCTTCTACGTTAATGACTACTGTTTACAGAAGATGGAGAAGTTTATTTATTCAGGGTGTAAAGGCAAAATGCTTAGAAGATTTAGATGATAACAGGGCAGCGCAAGAGCAACAGAAATATGCTGCTGATATAAGAGCCATGATTGTACGTGAAGCATATGGTATGGATTTAAGTAACCTTAATATTTCTGTGGAGAGATAATGGGATACATAGGTGAATCAGTAGAAATTGATTTAAATGTTGGTGGGTTTAATAACAACCCTAATTTTGATTCTCTTCCTCCAAGTGCTATGCGTGACGGTTCTATTAATATTACGTTACAAGATGGTGGAAGGAGAAAACGTGGAGGTACTGCTCATGTCAATTCTTCTGCTGTGTCTGGTACTCCACAGTTAATGCGGTTATATGACTACATTTTAACTACTGGCACTCAATTCCTTATGATGGCTGGCAATGATGGGAAACTATACAAGAATTTCACGGATACAATCAAGACAGGATTATCAACAACTAATTATTGGGATATTTCTGCTATGAATGATTTGCTTATATTCACAGATGGAGCAAGCACTCTGCAAACATGGGATGGTGCTGCTGGTAGTTCATCTGATGTCTCTACGTTAGCTCCTGATTGGGCAGCAGATTCATTATTTCCACAACAATTAGTTTTGCATGGTAGAGGATTGTCTCAAAGAATGTGGACTTGGACAACTAACAACAAGATATTTGGCAGCGCTATATTTGACGCTGATGATTGGGGTGCTACTAATGGGTTTATTTCTGACACAAGTCAAGTGTTTGCTACAAGAGAGGGTGGTAGTCTTACTGCTATGTACGAGTTTGGTGATTCTCTTTTCATTACTACTGCTCGTAACACTTACATCCTCCAAGATTCTAATTCTGATAAATCAACTTGGGGATTTACTTTAGCACAATTTAATGCTGGCGCTGCTCATTGGAGAGTGTTGGCAAGAACTCCTAATGATATGTTGGTAATGATGGATGATGGCGAGATTTATTCTTTAGTAACTGTCAATGCTAAAGGAGATTACAAAGCATCAAGTATAACTAAACCAGCATTTATAGATAGATGGATAAGAGATAATATTGATTTAACTCAGATAGCAAAGTTCCATATGAATTATGACCCTAAGATTAGGGCGGTTCTTGTCTTTATGGTTAAATCTGGTTCTACAGCAGTAGATGTTTGTTTACCTTATTTTATAGATAGACCCGTAGACCAAGCATGGGGAGCGCCATTCGAGAATGGAGATTCTGATTGTGGTTATGATGCTTCGGTCTCAACCTTAGTAAGGGTAGCAGTAGGAGATTATAGATTACGTACAGGCTCTAACTCAACAGGGTTTGTGTGGGATTTAAACCAAACAACTTATGGTGACAATAGTAATGCCTATACTGGAAGATTTACAATGCCTACTTCTGGTCTTGGTGATAATATAAAACTTAAAATGTTTAAAAGAATCGTTTTTACTGGTTTTACTTCTTCTGCTGATGATGACGAGACTTTAACATTAGCATGGAATACTGATGGCATTACTAAGGCTTCTCAGAGTGTAACCTTTATAGCTTTAGGATTAAAGGTTAATGACCCTGCTGCTATAGTTGACCAGTTTACAGTTGGTGGAAGCAACTATCACATGGAAGCTATATTATCTTTAGGTCAACCAGCAAGAAGGTTAGGTATAAGTGTTTCTAACAATACCGTTGGAGACGATTTTTATTTAACTTCATTACAGGTAGACGCTAAACCTCTTGGGAGGAGACCGACACCAAGTATAACATCACAGGCTCAATAGGAGGAGAGAATGGTAACTTATATAAGCAACACAGCAGCCAATACAACTTGGGTAGCCGATACCACAGTTGTAACTGCTGCCAGATTAAACACAGAGAATACCAATCTATATGCAAATGATGTTGCTATAGATACAGCTTTAGCATTGTCACATGATGCCACTGGTTATTTTAACCCGACAGTGGGTAGTGATGTTGCATCTGCCAATGCTTTAACATTAGGTACTGGAAATATATTTGATATCACAGGAACGACTGCTATTACGAGCATAGGAACTAAGGGTACTGGTTACATGATATGGCTTCAGTTTGATGATGCTCTTACTTTAACTCATCATGCTACAGATTTACAGTTACCAGACGCTACCAACATAACAACGGCTACTGGTGATGTAGCGTGTTTATATGAATATGCATCTGCTGATTGGAGATTGATTTCTTATAGTAGAGCAGATGCAGCTTCAGGAGTGTTATCAGTTGCTAATGGTGGTACAGGAGCATCCACATTAACAGACGGTGGACTACTGTTAGGTTCAGGAACGGGTGCTATTACTGCCCTTGCTGTATTAGCTGATAGTGAGATGATAGTAGGAGATGGTACTACCGACCCTGTAGCAGAAAGCGGTGCGACATTAAGAACAAGTATAGGTGTAGGTACTGGTGATTCTCCTCAGTTTACAGGGGTTGAATTAAGTGATGCATCAGCCAATACATTAACAGGTTCATCTGGTGATGCTTTAATAGAAGGAGTTATATTAAAAAAGGTAGGTTTAGAAACTATTTGGGTTCCTGCCTCTTCTATGACACCTGCTACCACAAATGGAGCTGCTGCTTTAACAACTACAGAATTAACTGCTGGTACTCCTGAATTAATCACACTTGCTTTTGATACAACTACAGCAGAGTTTGCATTGTTCACTGTTGCCTTTCCTAAAAGTTGGGATGAAGGAACTGTTACATTTGAAACTTACTGGTCTGCATCTGCTACCGATACTGGAACAGGTGGATTTACATTAGCAGGAGTTTCTATAGCAAGTGATGTTGATGTTGATACTGCATTTGGAACGGCTGTAGCAAATACAGCATTAGCTGCATCTGGTACTCAGGATGATTTAATGAAAAATGTTGTAAGTGGAAATGTAACTATAGCTTCTGCTGCTGTTGATACAACTACTTGGTTTAGAATAGCAAGAGATGTTGCCACTGATACTAATACAGGTGATTTAAGATTAATTGGGGTTAAAATATTCTTTACTACTGATGCCTCAAATGACACATAGGAGATAAATTATGGCTAAAGGTTTTAAAGTATTTGATACTGATATGCAAACAGATGTTATTCGTTTTCCTGATGGCGAGGAGATGCCTACAAACTGGAGTGTTGTTGCAGAGAATAAATTATACGGAGGCAAACTTGCTTGGAGACCAACTACTCTAATTAAACCAACATTTGATAATGAAATAGAAACAAGAACATTTACCTCAAGGGTTATTGCAGATGATGATGTTACCGTTACTTATACTGTTACTGATAAAGATTTAGCGACAGTAAAATCTACCAAGAAAAGTTTAGCGAAACAGACAGGTAAAGGTATTATTTTAGCAAAACATGGTGCCGAACAACAGCGTGATGCTTCTTTATCTTTGTTGACAGCAGGTGAAATAACAGCCATTAAAGATGATATAACTACAATTCGGAATTACTACAAAAATACATTTAAACCTGCTGTTAATGCTGCTACGACAGTACAAGAAGTAAAAGCAGTTGCTATTAACTTTCCCCCAATATAGGATATTATGTTTGGATATAGAAATTTAGGTTTTGGTGGTTATACAAGTAGGAGTCCTAATGATGGAGTGAGTTATAGAATAGATGGTGTAGGTGACCATTTGACAATGCCAGATTCTAATGATTGGGATTGGGCAAGTGATTTTTCTATAGATTGTTGGATATATCCAGATGCCAGTACAGCCACAGATGATGCTATTTTTAGTCATGCTGCTGACGGGGATAATAGATTCCATTGTATTTTTAAATCGAATGTTTCTACAAACTGGAATATTGGAGTAAGAGCAACGACTTCTGCTACAGGTCATTTTGAAAACAATACAACAGGTGAACCAGTTGCAGAGGGAGTATGGTCTCATATAGAAGTTACAAGAACTGGTACAACTATAAAGATTTTTGTTAATGGTGTGGAAGAAGTATCTGCTTCTATAACTGGAACGATTGGGAATATAGCTGCTTTGTTTGAAGTTGGTGAAGGTTCTAATTCAGGAGCATTTCCTTTGTCTGGTTACATAGATGAATTTAGAATTTCAGATACAGCAAGACATACCTCTGGTTTTACACCTGAGACTGAGCAATATGCTGATGATGGGAATACTCTTGCATTAATACATTGTGGTGAAGCTATTGTTTCAGGAACTACAGGAAGTGGAGCTACATTTGTTGAATCTTCATCAAACGGAAGAACCGTAACAGAGGTTGCTGGTGCTATAAGAGAATCAACGATTGTTAAATTTTAAATAAAGGAGGTATAAAATGGATAAAATATTTATGCAGTACCCTATGATATGGGCTATGTTAGGTGGAGTTATGGGAATGATGGCTCATATACTAAAGAAAAAAGTAAAGGGAGAAACAGCAGAGGCTATAGTAGATTACTTTACCGACAACATGAGATATACCATTACAGCTTTGATAGGCATGGTGGTTGCTGTGCTTATGGTTTATGACCCTAATATAGTATGGTATAAATCAATGCTGGTTGGTGCTATGGCTGGTATGACTTGTGACTCTGCTTTTAATAAAGGGAAAAAGTAATGGCTAATGAAAATGGTAGATTAGGTACACCAGTATTCTATAAGTTTATAGTTGGGGTTTTTACTATGCTGTTTGTTGGTGGTGTAGCAGGTATATGGAATACTAACTCAAGGCTTGTACGCATAGAAACAAAATTAGAGAATATTGAAAAGAATATGTTAGATAGATTTACTGGTAAAGAAGGTAAAGACTTAATTAAAAAGGTAGATAAAAATTCAAATAATACACAAATATTAGCTGAGAAACTTAATGACCATTTAATATGGGCAGCTCAACAAGAACAATGGATGAGTAAATGAAGAAAGAGAATTTGTATAAATTGATAGTAGTTATAGTTATGGGCATTATAGGTTATTATGTTAATGCTCAAGACAACATGGATAAGGCTCAGTGGGCAGCTATTGGTAAATTAAGAACATTACATGAGACACCAAGATGACTATGACTTGTAAGAAATGCGGTACTGTAGCCGAAATAACTGAAGAGAAAACATTTTGTCCTATGTGCGGCAGTAGGGAGATTCTTATACACGGATGAGAAGATTTGAATTTAACGACAGACATGAACTATCTGATATGCTTATAGCAGAAGGAATACCGCCTTTGGAACATAGCTTTGCAAAGGGCATTACTCATGTATTAGTGGAGGATGATACTATAAAAGGGTTCTTTACTTTTGACGGTAAGGTACACTCAGGGCATCCTTACCTTAGACATTTTTGTACTAAAAAGAAATACAGGACACCTAAACTTGCGAGAACATTAACTTCCGCTATGGTAGAGGCTGTACGAGCATTGGGAGCTAAAAAGTTTATTATTAATTGTCCTTTAGAGAAGAATTATCTTAAACGGGTTATAAAGTATTACTTTAAAACAAAACCTTACGGGAATAGAAGCAACCATGAATTTACATTAGTGGAGGTTTAAGATGGGTGGAGCGCCAAGTGTACCAGAAGCTACACAAGAAGAAAAAGACTTACAGAGAGCGCAGACAGAAGCGATAACGGTTCAAAATGCTTTGTTGATGGAGCAGCTTGAGGCTTCTAAACAAGCACGTGCTGATTTGCAAAGTATTGTTGCTACAACTGAAGCTGAAAAAGCCTCTATTCGTGCTTTACAGACTGACCAGATTTCACTTGCAAGAGAGAGTTTAGCATTACAACGTAGTCAAATAGAGAGAGCCGAGCTATTAGAACCTGCACAGTTTGCCCTGTTACAACAGCAAGTGGAGATAGCAGGAGCACAGTTTGATTTGCTTCAGTCACAGATAGAAAGAGAACCTACTGAGCTTGAACAGAAACAAGAAGATATAGCATTACTTCAGGCAGAGAGAGTTGAGAAAGCATTGAAGGGTGAATTACCAATCGGTCCTCAAACTTTACAGGCTGAAAAAGATGAGTTTATCAAACTAAAAGAACAGTTAGCAAGGGCTGGTATAGATGTACAGGGTGATGATTTAGCTTCAGCTACCTCAACATCTACTGCTGGTATTCAAGCTCTTGACAGTTTAAAGAAAAGATTTGATGCTATAAAATTTGCGGAACAGCAAGGTGCTATTACTCAAGGACAATCGTTATTGTTGCAAGGTGCTGGTGCTATAGCAGATATAGAACAACGTAGATTAGGTACAGCATTTGGACAGTCAGGAGCATTGTTGCCACAGCAACAGCAGTTTGGTTTGTTTGACCCGACAGCTAATAGGCTTAATCAGATAGGTGCTGCTTCTCAGTTAGGTTTTGGAACATCCTTTCAGGGATTTGGTCAGTTATCTAATAGCACAGCACAGGCTTTACAACCTTTTCAGTTCCAAAGAGGGTTACAATTTCAAGCTAATCAGATTGGTTCTCAAAATCAAGCTGCTTTATTTGGCGCTGGTATTGGTGCTGCTGGCAGCATACTTGGTGGTGGATTAGCAGGTCGTTAATAGGAGGAAACAATGGTACAAAATGCAATAACACAAGGAGTACAGTTAGGAACAAATAATGCTCTTAATTTCTTAGCTATAGGTAGGCAGAAAAAAGAAAGAGAAAGAAGGGAAGCATATGCTGATGTTGCGTTGTTTTCTGAAACAATTAAAAGTATAAAAAATCCAGTAGAGCAAAAGAAACAAATTGATGAATATACTAAAACAAATCCTATATTTGAAAATAAAGAATTTGCAGGTTTAAAATTAATATTAGATGATATGGCTGTTGCTGCTGATGATAGGGTAAAAGGTATAAATGAAAATACTCAATTAATGGGTAGTGTTGTTAATCTTATAGACCAAATAACGTCACTCCAAACTACGAGAGCAGGGAGTTTACCATCTGAAGGTTCTGCACAAAGTCGTGGAGAATTTGACCCAAGCATATTAGAAGTTAATGCAGATGATACATTAAAGGAAGTTCCAGAAGGTTCTTTTTTAGGTGCTGGATTAACGAGACCAGAAAAAACTTCTAAGTTAAATGCCTTAGAAAAAGAATTGTTAAATGTAGGAACAAAGTATGCTGCAAGCTCTGACAAATATAGTAAAGAAGGTTCTACACTTGTTATGGCTCAAATAAGAAAGGTTCTTAATAGGTCAACTGATGAAGATACTAAATTGTTTGCTCAGATTGAAGGAGAAGAAAGAGCAAAAGTATCAGCTCAAAATACTACAAACTCTATTGGGTTATTTCAAAATAACTATGATATGAGAATGAAGAAACTTGAAAAGATAACTGACCCTGCTGAACGTAGTAAAGTTCGTGACCAAATAGTGTTAGATGCTTTTAATCTTATACAAAGACAGCCAGATGAAGCAAGTAAGAAAAGAGTAAGAACTGCTGTACAAGCAAAGGATAAAGACATATTTGCTGACATAGAAGACTCAAGTGTAAAACTTGGCTTTATGAATAAGTTTAGAAATAAGAATACAGCTCTTAATACAGATAATATATCAAGAAAAGATATGCTTAAATTCTACACTGAAGAGATGTTTAATGTAATGGTAACTCCCATTGGTGGAGAGAATGGGTTTGGCAACAAACAAGAAGCACAGGACACTCTTACATTTATAGGTAAAATGATGGGAGACTTTAAGCCAGATAAAAGGGTTCAAGCTGCAAAAGATTTTACAGAAGATTTCGAAGAAAGGTTTAAAGGCTCTAAAGTAACTAAAGAACAGTATCTACAGTTTATGCAGATTGTAGCTAAAGACCCAAGTAAAGCTACACAAAAATTAACATCAAGTAAATTCTTATTTGATACAGAAAGTAAATTAGTAACACAGAAAAAATCATTGATAGGAGAACTAAGAAGAATAATACAAGGTGATTCTGATGCTGATACTCTTATGAAATTTATGAGAGCGAAGGGTTTGACAGTTCCAAAACAAGCAGATGCTCAAACAGTAACTAATCTTAAACAAGGTTTAAAGGATGAACTTAATAGGGTTGAAGAACAGTTACAAACTATTCGTACCAAGCAATCAAGTATCACAATAGACCCTGAGAATCCAGAAGCTCAAAAGATTAAAGCTGATATAACTGAAAGATTAGCTAATGCAAAATCAGACGAAGAGCGAGAGAAAATAAGACAAGAAGGAAGAGACCGTATAAATAAATTATTTAGTACAAAGTAAATGCCTCTATCAGTTGCAGACATAGACGCTTTCTTGTTTGATAAGAAAGCAAGAGACCCTATAGATGCTTTTCTTTTCGGTGATATTAAAAAAGAAGAAGAAGAAAAAACTGAAGAGGAAAAATCTATTGATGACTTTCTTGGCTTCCAGCCTGAGTCTATAGCTGAACCTGTACCTATTCCTGATGACCAAAATGTATTACCTATCCCAACATCTTCTGGTGTAGCCACACAGAACGTAAGTACCTCTGAATCTGTAACACCTTTACCTGATGAAGATGAAGTTTCTTTTACTAAAGATGTAATAGAACCAACAGCAAAAGATTTTGCTGCAACAGTTGCTAAAGCTGGAGCAGGATTCGTAAAGGGAGCTACTATAGGAGCTATTGATTTAGAGACAGGTGAAGTTGGCGTTCCATTTGGTGATGTTATTTTTCAAACAGATAATAATTTACGTGAGTTACTTACTGAAGTAGGAGCAAGTGATGAGATAGTAAATAATGAATGGATTGGTATGCCAATGGAAATGCTTGGCACAATAGCTCCTTGGTCAGTCGTATCTAAAGCTATCTCATTTCTTGTTGGTGCTCCTAAATCTTTAAGAGCAGCTAATGGTTTAAAAGAAATAATGAAAGGAGTAGGAAAGAGGGCTGGAATAGAAGCTACTGCTGGTGGTGTTGTTGGTGGAGCAAAACCTATAGACACACCAGAGAAAACCACTCCCGATATACTTGAAGGTATTGTTGATTTAGATGAAGTTAAACAAGAGAGTAGGTTAGAAAACATATTAACTACCGCTGCTGTAGGTGCTGGTTTTAGTCTGATTGCTGATTCTATCCATGCTATTGTTGTTAAGTCTGGTATAAGCAAAACAGGACAGTTTGATAAATTAAGAAAAGAACTTTCAGAATTATTCTTTGGTAGTGGTAAAGTTAGTAAACAAGCTGCTGATGATTTAGCTGATACAGCTATTAATAATGTTGTTAATAAAGCTGGTGGATTTGAGAATCTCAGTAAAGGTGTTATCAAAAATGCAAGAACTATTGTCAAAGAAGCTAAAGCTGGCAAGAGAACCCAACCTAAATTAGAAGGTAAAGCTGAAGAGCCTACTCCAGAGGGAGATTTCCTTGTATTAAAGAAGCTAAAAGAAGAAAGTGCTATTGCTAAAAAGATTAAAGCAGAAGCCAAGCCAACACTTACTGAAAGTAAAACAGAAGTTACTATTGATGATGAGACAACTATAACTGAAGTTAAATCGACAAAAAGTCCAGATTTAAAAATAGTGAAAAAAGCACACATACAAGAACTAAAACAAAAAGAGATAGAAACTTTATCTAAAAAACATAATGTATCCCAAGCAGAAGTCATTCATTTAGGGAAAGAACATATTGAAGCAATAGAAGAATCAGATTTAGGATTGCCTGATGAAGCCTTTCAAACTACTTTTGACTCTGTTGATACCATTCTTGATATAAAAGGTAAACCTTTATCTGAATTAACACCAAAAGAAAAAATTCAATTTGAACAAGAACAAAAAGAAAATGTTCAACTATTTAAACAAGCAGAAAAAGAAGCTGCAGAAATAGGCATAGTATTTGAAGGTGATAAATTAATAGTTGGGAAAAAAGAAATAGCTAAGATTATTCCTTTTAAAAAAGATATTAGAAGTAAAACATTAACAGACGTTCAAAAGAAAGCTGGAATCTTAAAAGCTACTTCTCATTTCAAAAACTTAACTAACAAGCTCAAAGGAAAGAAAACCAAAGTTGTAAGGAATGATGGGATAAAATCTTTAGCCAAAACCAACAAAGGAGTTATCTCATTAAACATTAAAGCTATTGTTGACGATTTTCACAATGATATGGCGTACCTTGATGGCAAAGGTAAAGGTCTCCTTGAAGCAACATCAGCACAAAAGAAAGAGGTATTTAAAAATATTGATATACCTGCATTAAAAAAACAAATAGGTACTGTTGAGAAATATGAAGAGTTTATTTTTTGGCATGAAGCAGCACATATTGCAAACAAAGATGCTACAAAGTATCCCCGTAAAAAGGGTAAGATTGATTTGAGCCATCCAGATGCTATAACCATTGAAAGAATTGCTAATAAGTTTGCAGCTCAAAAGATGGGATTTGAGTTACCAGAAAGAGATTTAACTCCAGAAGAACTCAAAGCAGCAGAAAAAAAAGCACGAGAACTTGTAGCCAATGAAAGACAAGGAACTCCTGCGATTGATAGAGAACCTCCTATAGTTACTAATCCTGATGGTAGTGTCCAGCTTAATTCATTAGCAAGCGGTATAACTTCTCTTAATCCTAAAAAAATTATTCTACCAGTAGGTAATGTTTTTCATAATTTCTTTGCTAAAGGGCAACCAAGAATAGGTTCACGGGAATATGATATATCTCGTATAGCAGCAGAAAATTATGTTAAGGATGGTCATATAGGAGCTTTCTTTGCAAAACAAACTGCTGAAACTATAGATAAAGGGATGCCTGATAAAGAGAAAAGAACAAATGCTTCTTCTATGTTTGACAATCGGTTAGAAGTTATAACGGATGGCAAGGTATATAACAAGAAACAAGCAGAGATAACTCCTAAGAAAGAAGACTACAAGACAAAAGAAGAACATCTTAATGCTATTCGTCTATGGGCTTCTGCTGTATCTACTCATACAAAAGGAACATTAAGGAGAGCTTTTAACCAAGATAAACTAACTCTTGGTACAAAGAAAATTAAAGTAAGAGGCAAGGAAAAGGTAATTCCTAAACCTATACCTGCCAAGTTATTTAAACAAATAGAAGAAATGATTGATTTGAAAAATAGTTTCTATTCGGAAGCTGAAGCTAAATTTATAGAAGAAATGAGAACAATAACAGAAGCATATAGAGAAAGATTTAAGGAAGCTAATATCGAAGGATTCAAGTTTGAAGAGGCATACTTTAGTCACATAATTATACATACTAAATCTCCTAAAGGAGATACTGTTCGTGTTGGATTTGATGAAGGTGCTGACCTGAGAACTGGTGGAGAAACTATAATTAAAGAACGTAAGAGAAACAAGTTTGGCAACACTCTATCCCTTGATGGGTTAGAGGCACAAGGTTATACAGTTATGCGTGATGTAAGAGATGTCTTTGCACAATATGTATATCAAGCTGAAGAAGTATTAGCGGCTAAAGCATTTGGTGACTCATTGTTAAATGCTAAAATCAGCCCTACAGCAAAGCAGCGAGAAAAGATATTCAATGAAAATAAGCTAAGAAAAAAACAAGGTAAAAAAGAATTAACTGAAGAAGAAATTCGTAAGGATTTTTCAGACCCTCTTGTTGTAACTGCTGAATTTCTGGAAGCTAAAAATATAGAGACAACTGAAAGTTCTTTAAAGATACATCAGCTAAGAGCTATTCATGATATGGAAATGCTTAATTGGTCACAAGGAACTGGTCTTAAAAAGTTTAAAGGTAAGATGTATATACATGAAGATGCTTGGCATAACATAGACAATGTTATAAAGAGAGGTAATCAACAAGCAGATATAATGAATAAGTTGGATACTGCAAGGTTCTTTATTAAACGT